AATTCTGTAAATTCTCTAAAATAAATTTATTGGGTCTATAACCAATATAATTTACATTGGGTAATTCAGATGCTTGTTTGTATAGGGGCACCCATTTATCATCATTTGCTTCTTTAAAAGCATCTCCATACACTTGTGTTGAACTATATACATCTAATTTAATATTTTTATTTTTTACCATTTGCATTGCAGCTAACAATACATTCAATCCTCTCCATGGTGTTGGTTGGAATATCATTCTAATAGGATCGCCTTTTTTATATGGTTTTCTTTTAGGAAAAGATGTGCTTCCATTTTTAATAACCATACATTTTTCTGTTGGTAAGCTAAAAAGCATTCTGTATTTTTCAAACGTCCAATGAGAGTTAAATACATACCAATCATATTTGTGATGATTGTTTTTATCCTTAAACCAAGGATATATATTAGGTTGATCGTATGAATTCTTTTGCCAAAGTATGTTAGGCTTATTAGGATGTAAGGGTATTTTTTCTGGTACGGAGGTAGTTATTTGTACTTTGTTTAATAGATCATTATCAACATGATCATATAAAAATTTAAGTTGTAGTTCTGTACCACCAGCAGCTTGCATTAGTCGTTTTTACCAAATACCTCCAAAGAAGCAACTGTTATTTCTAAATCTTGTCTAAAATCATCTTCAGTTGTTTCTGTATTTGGATCTGCAACATCAGCATTAAATGCTTCTTTGTCAGCGTATACTTGACCTGTTCTTTTGTTTTTTACTATTTCTTTTGCTTTTGCAGGTATTATTTTCATGGTCTTCTCCCTTGACGATTGTATGGTTTATAACTTCTTTTTTCAGATTTGGAAAGAGATTTTTTATGTCGTCGTGGACGTTTACGAGGTTTTGGTCTTGGTACAAAGTTTACAAATTTTTGTCTAGCCATTTTCCTGTGATCTATCCAATAATGCGTAACTTATTGCACCTTGAATTTTGTTACTACCAGTTGATGCTTGTACAGTAATTGCATCACCAGCTTCTAAATTAATACCTTCTGGTGTAGCATTGACCTGTGTTTTAGCCGCTACATCATCTCTAAAAAATTCATATTCAGCACTTGAGTCAGATGAATCTACTAAATTCATTTGAACTAAAATAGCTGATGATGCATCATTGTTTGCGCAATACACAGCTTTCACTATAATTGTTGCATTAGCAGGACAAGTTAAAACTGTTGCTTTATTTACATCAGCTTGTTTGTAACCTTGATTTTTATATTGTATTGTCATGACATAAAGTAATTAAACGCATCCTGTTCATTTTTCAAGTCTTGTTGATAGGTTGTGTTTAATTGATTTTCTACTGTAGCTATTGCTTGGTTTATTTGTCTAAAACCTTCTTCTGTATATTCTTTAGGTGGTTCAGGTACATAAACATTTATCTTAGCCATTTTTTCTGCCTCGTCTTATAGACTCTTTACCTCTTCTGAATATAGAAGCTACTTGTGATTTACCCATAACTTTAGCTCTTTGCTCACCAACAGTCAATATTTGTATTTTCCTTGCAAACGGTTTAGATACCTTCTTAACTTTAGCAACGGTCTTACGAGCATCATTAGGAGTCGCAAACTTAATTCCAACAGTATCTTTAGGATTCTCATCTGTATATAATCTCCTACCCGAACCTTTTGGTTTTTTACCTGTACCTACTTTAGGATCTTTTCTTTTCATTATCTTCTACCATCTTCATACACATCTGCTCTAAAAGTTCCATATCTCCAACTTTCATTTGTAGATGTATTTTCTATTTTTAAATTTGCTAATCTTCCTCTAACTCTTGTATCTACTTTAGATGTTGTGCTTGATACATCAAATTGTGTTGTCGTTGTATTAGTAGAAACAGGAAAATCTTTTGTGCCTAATGTTATTTTTGCATTACCCTGAATATTTTTAAAATCTGGCAAAAATCTACTTACTCTTAGTAAAAAAGTTCCATCACCGTCTGTAGGTAAATCAAAATCTCCTGATTGTACAAACGCTGCTATTGCTGTAGCATTTTTGTTTAAATCAATTTTATTAATACCAACCTCTTGTGCAAAATAAGTTGTTGCTCCAAAAGTATTAGTTGCACCCTGAAGGGTAGGAAATGTTGGAGTTCCTGTAGAACTATATTCAGTAGCATAAGGCACAGGATATGTTGATGCATCAGCGTAAGTGCTTCTAGCAAGTGTCATAGGAGCCCATGTGTTCTCCACGTAATTATAAACTGCTGTTCGGTCATTTTGTGTAGATGGTCCAGATGCCGTAGTACCAGCAGGGTAGAACCAAATAATTTCATTAAACAAAGAATTATGTGATGCAAAGACTATTTCATTGGATGAATAATTAACACCAACGTTATTACCTGTTGTGGTAAAAACAAAGTCTTCAATTAACGAAGGTAACAGTTTGACCGTACCATCAAATACAAAAAAGCCACCTGACTGACCCATCCAAAAAACTTTACCATCTGCATAAGCTGCAGCGTGTTGACCAATGCATCCACAATTAGAACCAACTTGTCTAATAGAAAAAGTAAATGGTGGGCCTACAAACTGCATAAGATAAGCTGCGGTGTCAGTTAATATTAAGTTATAATCTTTACCTGATATAGCCGTAACAATCTTGTTTCCTGTATCTAATCTAAAAGTACCTGCAGTGTTTGTAGATGTAGGTGTGTATGTGGTAAAATCCTCTTGGTCACTAAATCTTATAAACATTGGATCCTGTGAAGATCCTGAGCCAATTGTAGTCTCTGTCCCCAAGTGCACCACATGTCGATCTCTATCTGAAACTATAGTCATTCTTGAAGCTGTGGGAGCACCAGTCATAATAGTTGCTCTGTTTTCTAATGGGTTAGCTGCACCAGCGTCCCAAGTAAATGTTTTACCATTTTTAATTGTAGCAATAAGTTGTTGCCCGAAGTTGTCAAGCGACCATGAGCCAGGGTCAAGTATTACGTTTGTAGATGTTGACGCTTCTCCCCACTTACCCGCAGACCAAGTATCTGTACCCCAACCATAACCATATGTTTGTTCTACAGGTCCAATCTCAACGTAAGGATTTATAGTTGCTCCACCCGCTGCGGACATACCTGTGCCTGTTTCTGTTATAGGCATAACTATTTGAAAACTGTTTGTTGCTAAACTTGTTGATTGAACTTCAAAAATATTGTTTGTAAAATCTGTTGTGTTAAATCTAGTGACTGTAGATTCTCTTACAGCTGTTGCCGTATCATGTGCAATAGCAGTTGTGCCTCCTGTACCCCTTGTGCATCCTGTTAAATCGTTAGTAGACTTTCCTGAGTAAGTTATTATTTCATCATTAATTCTTACAGAACCTGATGTAGAAAAACTTGATGCATCTGCCAAAGTTATTGTTGTAGCTGTAGCAGTTATTGCACCATTAAGAGTTGAGGTAGCCCCTGGCACTGTTACTGATGACAACGTAATATAATCTCCAGCTTGTAATGTATGAGATGTTTTATTTACAGTTACGTTTGCAGAATTATTTGTAGATGTAAATGTAGCACCAGTAATTGCTGTGTCTAAAGGAGTAATATCATAAAACGCACCCTCGTAATAAATATATAAAGCTTTCGATGAACCTAAAGCTGCATACTTTTCTCCAGCTATACTTGTCCAAGTGTGTTGAGCTCTAGCTGGACCTGAGATCGTAGCTCCACCTAATGCTTCAAACCCACCAATTTTTTCAGGTTGACCATATCTAAATCGTACAAAATCACTATCGATCCATTGTCCCTCAGCTCCTGATGGTGTATCTGATTTATTAATTCCTGGTACTATTCTGACAGTTGTTAACGCCACAGATTACTCCTACGTTAATGTTTCACCTGTTACAACAAAAGTGTTTGATGCAGTACAAATAAGAGTTGCAACACCTCTTGTCCCTAAAGTTCTATCTGCATTTGATCCATCCTTTGCAAAGAACATTGTTACACCAGATCTATTTATTGCAATTGTTGAAGCAGTATTATTAAAAATTTTTATTTGCTGTCCTGCAGAAAATACACCTGAGGGCACTGTAATTGTGTTTGATGCAATAATTAATTTTCCATGATCAGCAGCGACAAGACTGTATGTTGAACCCTGAGAATTTGCGGGTAGGAGTCTTATCTCTCCTTTGGAATCAGATACCGTACCAGCAGATGTGCTTATATTATTTGTTGCTGCAACAGTTGAGCCAAAAATAGCAGCACCGCTCGTTCTAATTGTATTACAAGTCGTTGCTGCAGTTACAGTAATGTTACTTACATTGATGGTTCCGTCAGAGCTATTTCCTTGATCTAGAACAGTGTCTAATGTGTTATTAGCAAGTTGTATACCTGATATTAAATTTAGATTGGTGCCATCAGAATAACAAAAATGACTCTTACCTTGTGTTAAGGTAAAACCAGTTCCTGATGAGGTTTTGAAAGTTAAAGTATTTCCTGAGTGAGTTGTACCATCTACCACCACATAGAATTTTTCTACTGAGTCAGGTATTGTAACAACTCTAGTTCCTGCAAGAGTCCCTGTAAATTTAAGAACCATATTTCTTGCATTAGATATTGTACCATCACTCATATCTAAATCTATATTAGACGATGCAACATTAATCTCTTGGTAACCTGCAATTGCTTGTTGAACAAGATTTAAGTTTGTATTAGTTTTTGTTCCCCATGTACCAGCGTTTTCACCGGTTGCCATAAGTTCAAATTTCAAATCTGCTGAAAATGTCGATGCCATAATTTATTATAACTCCTTTAAGCTGCTATATCAACCTCCGTCCAAGTGTTAGTTACACCTGGATCTACGTTACTCCATGAGATAATTAGTGGTGATCCTACTGCACTTGTTAATGATTGACCTGTTACATCTACTGGTGTTTCTAAGAAAACAGTCGGTGTTCCTATTGCAGATGTTAGTGACGATCCTGTTACAGAAACATCTATGTCAATACTTGCAACCGAATTACCAAGATTTATAGTCATAGGTATTCCAGTTAGAGATACCGTAGCATTAGCTGTAGTAGAAACAGAACCTATACCTGTTGATAATTGTTGACCTGTAGCGATAACATCTGGGTCCGTCTGCGCTTGTCCAACAGCTGTTGTTAATACATTACCTGTAACTGAAACATTACCTGTTCCCGTAATAGATAAAGATCCTGTTGCTGATGTTAATGAAACGCCTGTTACAGCTGCAATCGTATTAGGTGTCCCTAGTGACGATATCGAATCTTGTGCTATAGCTGTTATTCCTAAACCCATAAAACTCCTATAAGCGAACTAGGACGGTGGTATGTGGTGTAAGTCCTAGCCCGCTAGTGTGTTATAACACGATTTTGTTATCTTTTAAACCATGATGGAAGACCTAAATGTGGACGTTTGTCGAACATATTATCCTTAGCTCCTGGTGTTTTACGATTATTATAATGTAAAAAAACCTGTACGCATTCTTTTCCTTTGAATTTTTCTCTCCAATGTTCCAATTCACATCCAGAATAAACTAACATATCTCCTGGTTTAAGATCTATTCTAACGCCCTTTTTTCCTACCTCTCCAGATGGCTCAAGATATATTGGCCAATCATCACCACCAAGATTCATAGTCGTAGATATTTCACAACTGAATCTATCTTTGTGTCTTTTCAACTCATCACCTTTTTTATATATTCTTGCGTATGTATAGGCAGGATATAATTTCAATCCTGTTGCTTTTTCCATATCAGGTTGACATTTAAGTAATAAAGTTTCCATAGCCATATTTGCATATTGAGAATATGTGTTTGGTATCTGTTCGTTCTCACCTTCATAATATCCAATTATATTTTCAAAGGGTGAAAAGTATCTGGCTTGTTTACAAGTATCATAAACTTGTTTTTGCATTAAAAAATAATTTGCAATAAAAGCTGCTAGGTCTTTTGATATTGCTTGACGAATAACTGTATATTTATTTTTTTTAAAACTCATAATTTATATTTAAAGTAATTCTATAATTTTCATCAGTACAGGTCGTGCTAGAGTGTTCTAAAGAACCATTAAATATTATAGCTTTATTTTCTTTAGAATCTATTTTTTTATTTTTAAATAAAGTTTGACCATTGTTTGTATTAAAATAAAACAAAATAACATTGTGTTTATCTGTTCTATCTGTATGAAAACCGTGAATAATTTGTTTATGTGTTTTAGGATATAGATTTAATTTTGATCTTAATAATTTTTTAATTTTTAATTTATTAATAAACGGTACTATAATGTCTTTGTAAAAAGGACTTTTTATTTCTATGTTGTCATAAAAAATATGACTAAAATAAATATTGTTTTCATTTCTTAAAACTCCGTGTTGTAAAAACCAATTAAAATTAGGATGTGTAACTATATATTTCATTTTATTAAAATCATCTTTTTTAAAAAAATTACTTTTTACTTTAAACATCTTTTGCCATTTCTTTTGGCACAGCTTGTATATTCCAATGTATAAATCTAAATGGTTCTATACCGTGGTCTACTGCATATTCGTGTTCCAAGAACCCTGGAAATATAATCAATGTGCCTGGTGTAGGTTTAAAATGAATTAACTCTGTACCTCCCCATACACCTTTTATATTTGGTTTCATTTTTAATTTAGTTGCACGTGCTCCTGTTCTCGGTTCGTGAAAGATGGGGTATGATGTTTTATCACTGCACTTTAAAAAATAAAAACCTGATACGTGTTGATTCCAATGTATGTGTGCAGAGTGATGACCACCACCTTTTTTAGCAAACTCTTGTACCCATAACTCACTAAACATAGTTGTGTATTGTGACATATCATAACCTTGGTGATCTAAATATTCCCAAGACTTTTGGCCAATGTAATTTCTAAAATCTAAAAAGTTATTATCCATTGTAAGTGGTGTTGAATGAAACGATCTACCAAAGTCACCATACTCTTTAATATATTTTTTTTCTCTACTCTTTGCTTCTTTAATATATTTGTTACTTGCTTTGTTTAAAGATTTTACAAACTCTGGTTTTTGTTCTGACCAAATGGTCGTGTTAAAATAATTATTTATATACATTATTTAAATGGCTTTCCTAAATGCCAGACAACAAGACTATATCTTGTGCCTGATGTTACTGGTTTAACTCTATGCCACACAAATGAAGGAAATACAATAATAGAACCTTTTGGTAATATCTCTTTACATTGTATTCTATGCTTCGATTCATCTCGCATATGTGGGTCATAGTTTCTAAAATCAAATTCTAATTCACCACCTTTATATTCTGAACCATCTGTTAACTGACAAGTCATAGATAGTTTTCGAATTTTTCCGTGATCTGGTTTACCTGGTCTATCATAAGGTTTATCCCAACTATCACAATGCCAATCGTAATATTGATTTAATTTATATTTGGTAAACTGACAAGATTCAGATCTTTCCCATTCAAAATTCCAACCAGCGTTTTTATTTGCTTTGTGTACGTATGGATGTAATTCTTTATATATCCAAGTATCATTGAGCCATACCAAATCAGAATTTCTTTTTCTTTTTAAATCTAACACTTCTTGCTTGTTTAATTTTCTGTCACCATAACCACCTGTTCTAGCCATAACTTCTTTTTGTTCGTTAGCGTATTTAATAACTTCATCACAAAATTTAGGTGTAAGAACACCACTAAAATACCAATAGTAATTAGATATATTCATATGTTATAGTTTGTACAAAATTTAAACTATCCTTTTGATTATTAGTTAAATAATACATATTAGTTGATGGAAACATAATGAATCTGTTATTTAAAAGTGGTATGTTCCAGGATCTACCTTTACGTCTATTATCTTCAAAGTTTATTCTAACATTACAATCTTTAACTTTGACCCCATATAATAATGTAAAATCTGGTGAGTTAAGTAAATCTACTGGATCTATGTTAATTAATGGAATTGTAGTTTCCGCAGGTTTATAGATGTTACCCCACGTTTCTTTGTTAATTAGATTGATACCATATTCAAGACCAATGTGATCTCGCATATATGTATTCAACATATCCCAAGTTCGTGAGAAGGGAAATTCTTTGTTTTGAATTTGTGATTGTAGAATGTCGCCTGATAATTTATCTCGATCAATGTCCCAATCTTTGGGCATTGCTACATCACCGTAATATAAACTTACTTCTGATAATACTTTCTTCTGCATACCACCACCATTTTTAATCTATGCGTTTTGATCTGTCAAATCCCAAGATTGATTATCTTCATTCCAAACGTAATGCCATCTGTGAGTGGCTGGAGTATTTTCATCTGCAGGTGTATTTTGAGCTTCTTGTTCTGCAGTTAATGCAGGAGCATCACCGATAGGTGATTGCCATTGTGCAGTTGTAGTATTTTTTACCCAAGATGCATAAGGTTTTTTAGGCCAAAAGATTTGATTATCTTCATCCCATTCATAACCTATACCTGCGTAATTACCTCTTAAAGGTGTTCCGCCATCTTTATGTTGATTGCTTTGTGTATTGTAAGAAGTTTGAATCCACATTTGTGCAGGCCAATTATTATGAGTCTCTAAATATTGTTGACCTACTGATTCATCCTCAACACCATCAGCATTTAACATATCTTTATTATCAAGTGTTAATACTTGAATAACTTTTCCGTTTGCTCCTAGTTTTGCAAAATGTGCCATAATATTCTCCTTATATATTAATTTTAAACATCATTCAACCTACTGAAATTTGTATCTTATAATTACTATTCCAGAACCGCCATTTCCACCTAATTGACCAGAGTTTGTTCCTGGAGTACCTCTTGATCCACCGCCGCCACCACCACCAGTGTTAGCAACTCCAGCTTGACCATTTCCTGGAGATCCACCTGGTCCTGGTCCTGCATCTCCACCACCACCTACACCTCCAACACCATTACTTCCACCTGCAGCTTCAAATCCTCCACCGCCGCCACCAGCAAAATATCTCGCACCACAAACTGGACCTGCCTCACCATTAGATCCAGCAAAACCTGTTCCAAGAACAAATGAACCAGCTCCTCCAGCACCACCAGAGCCTGAACCATTACTACCAGCACATGCAGCACCGCCACCGCCACCTGCTCCTCTAGCAACTGGACCTTGTGATCCAGTTCCACCGTCTTGACCTTGAGCGGGAGTAACGGGAGGGGTATTGCCTGACCCACCTGCAGAAGTTGATCCTGGAGTTTCACCACCTCCACCTGAACCTGATCCACCATTTATTCCAGCAGTAGCTGCTTGAACACCTCCACCACCACCGGCAGATGTAATTGAATCAAAAGATGAAACACCACCATTTGTGCCAGGAGGACTGGTTGGATCTGGTGCTGTGCCTCCTGCTCCAACAACTATTGGATATGCTTGTGCTGTAACTGTGATACCTGTTGGATTTGCTAATGGTGAAGTCAAAGGTGCTGGCATACAAGTGTCATTAGACATTCTAAATCCTCCTGCTCCTGCTCCACTTCCTGCAGCTCCTGTAGCACCGCCACCACCTGCAACTACTAAATAATCTACCACGTTGTTTGCAGAACAGCTAGCAAGTGATGATACAGTAAATGATCCTGGTCCTGTAAATGTATGAATTTTAAAATTTCCACTACAAGTAACAGTTCCTCCTGTTGCAGTTATAAAACTTTCTCCAACAAATCCTTCACCTTCTTCTACTGCTAACCAACCTTTTGTTGAATCAGCATAAACTAAAGTTAAACTTAAATTATTTGTTTTTGCTGTAAAATCTCCAGCATTACCATTTAAATTAGAACCACCTCTACCTATAGTTAAATTAGCTGATGCAAAATTACTTGCATAATCTTTAATAGCTACAATATCACCAACCGAAGGTGAACTTGGTAAATTAACTGTAAATGCTCCAACACTTGCTGTGTCACAAAAATATCCTTCTCCTGATGCGGCCGTGAATGTTGCTGTTTTAATTGAGGTTTGCCAATTTACAGAACCCTCTCTTCCGAAACCTGTCTGCGTTCCATTGTTCGTGATTGTAACACCAGAAGGAATTGTAAATGTATCTCCACTATCTCCTAATGTGGTTGTACCACACGCTGTTCTTGGACTAATTTTATTTACTTTTATTTCACTCATAATTTACCTAATTTTGATATTTGTATCTAATAATAACTATTCCAGATCCACCATTCAATCCAGCGTATCCTGCTGGGTCTGGTGTTAATGGACTTGGAGCTGCGTTTTGACTATCTCCTCCGTCTCCTGTATTTGCTGCTGCATTTGTTCCTGCTGACCAAGAACTAGGATTAAATGGAGAATAAAATCCACCAGTTGAATAAGTTACAGGTGAAGCTGATATACAAGAAGTAGCTCCTGTTCCTCCAGTAGTTGCAGTTGGAGTAGTTCCTGGACCTGGACTTGTGCTTCCTGCACCTGTTGCACCACCTCCAGAACCACCTAATGTAGCTCCTGCTGACGAACCTGCACCACCATTATTTCCTTGTGGTGGATTTGTTGGTGGAGTATTTCCTGATCCAGCTGATCCTCCAGAACCAGCCCCACCACCTCCAGAACCACCATTAAAACCTGTTGAAGAATTAGGACCACTGCTAGGATTTCCACCGCCACCACCCCCAGCAGCTGTTATCGTTGTTGATAAAGACGCTACTGAATTAGTTCCTGATGTTGCCGCAGTGCAACCATTTTTAGTTCCACCAGTTCCTCCTGCACCAATAGTAATTGGATAAGCGGCAACAGGTGCTGGTAAAGAAACAGCAGGTGCTGCTCCCAATGGGGATGCTGTATAACAACCTGAAGCACCGCCAGGCGAAGCTCTAAAACCTCCAGCTCCACCACCACCACCACCTTGAATATGTTTGTGATTACCACCAGATCCTCCACCACCAGCGACCACAATATAATCTATTAAATTAGATCCTGTTCCACTACAAGGTGCTGCAGTTCCACCAGAAGTTACACAAAAAGTTCCTGGACCTGTAAATGTATGAATTCTAAAATTACCTGAATTAGTTATAGTTCCTCCAGTTGCTGTAACATATGGACTAACACCTGTTTCTGCAGAAGTTGCATTTTGAACATTAATCCAACCTTGAGTAGAATCAATATAAACTAAAGTTATCGCTTGTCCTACATCACTTAAAGTTGCATCTGAAGCTACTCCACCAATTTTTTCTGATCCATTTGGAGAAACTATGCAGTTTGCAGTTGAAAAATTTCTAGCATAATCTGATATAGCAACAATTGCTCCAGCAGAACCTGCTGGTAAATTTACAGTTACAGCTCCACTAGATGTATCAACAAAATAACCTTCACCATCAGCTGCTGTAAATGTAGATGTTTTTTTAGTTGTCTGCCAATTAACAGTGCCAGTTCTTCCGAACCCTGATTGAGATGCACCTGATGCAAGAGTAACGGTATCGCCACTTGCACCAATAGTTATCT